AAAATGCTGGGGTCGGTGACAACCCGATGGAGAACGATGGGATGTCAGCGATCTACTTCTATATTATGGACAAGGTGCAAGAGTGGTACAACAACGAGGCAGAGGAAGTATTCGAGAAGTGGATGGAGTCGAAAAAATGAGTTGGGGAGTTTATAGCACCAACGGAAAACTACTAAAGAAGTTCTCCTCTTGTGCGTCTGCTCATCGCTGGCTACTCCGAAACGATTTGGAGTGGAGTGGATGCGAGATTAGGACGCTGAGAGGTGAATGGATAATGAACCCGATGAGAAAGGAGGAGAATCAGAAATGAACTCGACACCGCAAATCTATGCCTTGGGGTTGCTCCACGGAGGACTCTTGCTCGGTTTCGTCTGGCTAGTCTGGCCGAAACGGAAATAGTTTTCCCTCGTCTCCCATCGTAGCGGATGGGAGGAGAGGTAACGCGATAGCGGAACCTAAAGAAACGGAAGCGCAGCGATGCGCGGAACATAAAGGAAAGAACAACACACCATGAAAATAGATAAGAAGTATAAAATTGAATTCGCATCCTCTACGGATGTCTCTAGGTATATCCTCAACTCGGTAAGGGTTGAGAAAACTGGAGAACAAGCGCAAGCAATTGCAACGGATGGGAAAATAATGGCAATAGTTCCAGTTCGGTTAGAGGATGGCGATAAGGAGGAAGCAATCGTATCCCCCAAAGCTTTCGCGACTGCGCGGAAAGCTTGCGGAAAGCTTGTAGATGCGCGGATTGAATTGAACGGAAGCGCAAAGGTGACGAATGGAATAGAAGATCAATCCTTTGGATATATTGAAGGCAATTATCCCAACTGGAAACAAGTTTTACCTAAAGACTATAAAAAGAGTCTAAAAGTATCGCTTGATGCAAAGCTGTTACTGAACTTGTGGAAAGCAATCGGAGGAGAGGCAGCCTCAAACAATCGAATCAACTTAGAGATTGATACGCAAAGCGATTTCAATCCCATTAAAGTAACAACTGACGGAGACGGCCTAGGAATAATCATGCGGATTAGGACTGAGTAAACGTCCCTCCTCGTTCCACCTCGTAACGGAGGTGGACGGAGGATGGATTCTGGCTTTCGCCAGGGCATCCTAATAAACGGCAGCGCAGGCATTCCGTCTTTACAAACGGAAGCATAGCACCCTATAAGGACAACATAAAAATATGACAGAAGACGAAATTATTAAAGCCTACCTTTCGCGCCTGGGTAAGAAAGGCGGGAGCGTCAAGGGTCCGCAGAAGGTGCGACCCAAGGAACACTATCAGAGGGCGGTAGGAATCCGCTGGGCTAAGTATCGGGAGCGTCAACAAACGGAAGCGCAGGCATCCAAACGGTAGGGTAGCCTTTCGCGGGAGCGATAGCCCTATAAGGGGTGTGTAGAACAGCCCTATAAGGGGTGTATAAACGGCAGTCTAGCGACCAATACGGCAACAGCAGGCTTTGTTTCCTAGCTCCTCAACCTTAAATTTGACCACTGGAAGGTCTCGGGCATCACATTTCGAGTCAAAACGCCTAGAAACAGGCTTTCTGCTCGATTCTGATAGGTTGTGGCGTGTTTTTTTGGCTACCTTTGGCATATTACCAGTTTTTGCAGCTCCAATACCGCGCTGTCAGCTTGCTTGGTGGCTTGCTGTCACACCCGTGCCTAGCCCTAAAGCTACGCCTGCGGTCTGGATTACTCTTCTTGATTGTCATCTTGGGATCGCCGTATCTGATGGTCTTGCTCTCGCCACCCTTGCACGCCCTTACTAAAAATTTCTTTGGTCCTCCAGGTGTACGCCTGGGGCTGTTGCAAGGCAGTTCTCTAGGATTCAAGGTCATCTACCTCATCTTGGTCCCAAACGTCAGGAATTGAGTCCTGAAGCGACTGTAGTGCCTTCTGGTGGCTTTCAAAGAAGCCTGACAGCCTCTTGACCTGCTCTGTCAGCCCATTCCACTGTGCCTCGAAGACCTCAAAGGAGCAGTTGGCATTCATATCGTCTACCAATTGGCCTAGCAGCCTCAGTACGCCGTGTAGCTGGGCATTCTCACGTTGAAGCAGGCCAATGAACTTGTGCGCTACCTTCAACTGCTCTCTATCGTGATTCAAACCCACCCTTCTTGGCTTTCATCATGCGCCACACCTTGGGGCTGATGGTGCTTTTGGATTTAGGACGGCTAGTGCCAGCCTTGCGGCGAGCGTTAATGTTGGCGTACAAACCTGGCTTGCTGTTGTTCATTTCACGATTGTACCACACCGCAACAAAATCAAAAATATAGAAGCCTTTGCATTTGCGATTCACTAATACAATTTTCTGGCTCGCTTTGGCTTTGCAATACTCCAGCAATCCTAATCAATCTTTTCTTGAGCATTTCTTTCGGCCATCCATCTTCAATACCCTTGCATCTAGTCCACCACAAAATTGACTTAAATGTAGCCTGGGAATGCTTGGCGTAGTCAGCCTGCGTATCTCCAGCCACAAAATCGTACCCTCCCATCCTCATTTGGCTTCCGTCTCCATATCCCCATAAACCTCGCAATCCCAAACTGCGCCTACTATGCTTCCATCAAACAGCCTTTCAACAGCCTCAACCCACCCACCAACCTCGCAATCCTCCTTGATTTTGGCCACTATTTCGGCTGGGACTAGCTCTATTTCCCTCTCTTCGTTATCTGTCAACGACTTGTCAATTTCTGGGACAGCTGGGACAGGTTTTTGCAACCCTATTTCACCCACGGGTGTATTACATAACGTATCTTTATTAGATACTATAAACTTTTCAAGCAGTGCGCGTAGGTTATAAAAAGGTGTCCCAATTGTCCCAGAATCCGCTTTCTTATCCCTTTTGGGACATGAAAACGGCTTAATAGCGATATATGACTTTGGCTTGGCAACGACCCCATCTCCAACCAGCTTGGCTATCATGGCTCGATGCGCCCGATCCCCGCGATACTTGGCGCACCCGAACCTGCCATCTTTGTATATGTATAGGTGTTCCTTTCGGTTGTCCTGCCCAAGCGCAGCACAAGCTGGACAGCCAGCCTTGATCCCGCCATCCGCCGCATTCTTCACGTTATGCAACTTTGATATGTCTAGGCTCAAAACTCATCCCTCCTATGGCTTGCTCTGGATTGCCCTTGAACTGCCACATTCTTAAACCCTCTTGCATTCTTACCGCTTGGAGCCACAACTGAGTGACTCTGGGTTGCGCCGTGTATGGCATACATCTGCTCATTGATGACCTTCTGGAGCCTGGCAAGCTCCATTGCAACCCACCTACGCTCCGCACAATACTCTCCGTACAAGGTAATAAGCTCCTCATTGGTTATCTCAAATCCCTTGGCCTTTGTTACCTTTTCCTTGATGAAGTTTGTGACGCTGTCCGACTCCGCAAGCAGGCTGTTGACCTTCTGTATTTGCGGGCTGGCTAGGCGTATGTCTCCAGTCTCCCTTACATCCTTCAGCAACTCGCGGAACCCGCACAGGAACCAAGCCAATATCTCCGACCCTTCCTCCTCTACCAGCTTGTCCGCAAGCCTATCAACCTTCTTGGCTGGCGGCGGATTGGTAAACTCAAGCAGCAACAACCTCCTACCCCAAGCCTCAACGTCACCTTCCAGCGCGACCTTGAGCCTTTCGTTGGACGTGATGAGGATATTGAATATGCCTTGCAGCACTACGCCATCATTCAATCCCTTACCCTCCGCCTCCATCGTGTCTCCTCCAGTTAGCCCCTTGATTACCTTGGCTCCAGGGGTTGACAAGAAGTTGCCAGGCACGTCCGTTCCAGAGAGCAGCGTCTTGGCTCGAAACCTATACAACTCGAACTGATTATTGAGGTGTCCAGTTCTGAGCGCGGCCATGTTGTGTTTGCCAACGATGTTTAGAACAATGTTGACCAGCGTTGACTTGCCTCCACCAGCCTGCCCATACATCACCATGAATCTCTGGATGATGTTTCTTCCGAACAAACACATCCCTCCGTACTTCTGGAACATCACCGCATCATCTGGATCACTGAATGTCGGACCAACCAGATCGGTTAGAAAGCGTTTCGGGATTTTGTCAATGCCCTTGTACTCTATCGGAGATTGATTGCGCGAATAGAAGTCTGGGCTGAAGTCGTGTTCGCGCAGCTCTCCGTCATCATCAAAAGTAATATAGCTGTTGGCGCAATGCACACCTGGAATGCCCTTGTTTATGAACGCATCCTGCACCTCCACCATGCCCCGCAACTGGCGGGTAATGGATGTGAGCAGCCTCTCGCTCCTCATGTCTTGTGTTGACGGCTCGCCAATGTCTCTACCTACTTCCAGTATGGATGAGCTTATCTCCTGCTTAATCGTGTCCTCGCTCTTGATGCCCCACAGTCCTGTCTCTGGATCGTACATATAAAACTTCTTCTCGGATGGCTCCCACAGAATTTTGTTTTCGGTGTGATACTTCGCAGCCCAGAACGGCTCATTGATACCAACCAATGTTTGTGCTTCAGTTTCCGTATTGGTTCGGTACTTGAACGGCGCACCCCAAGCCTCCTCTAGCTCCTTGCATTTCTTTTTATGCTCGTCATCCTTCCACGGCCTATTGGTATCCTCTGGCCAATTGATTTCGCTAAACTCAATCTCGACTGGAGTTGCTCCTCTGACTGGATATGTGTACTGGCATCCGCTTGGATGCGTTCCGTAAACTATTGTTTGCCCGCCATTGCTTCTCCACTCACCCCAATCCTCAGTGCCAGCCTTGATCTTGAATAGGTCTGGATACTCGCCCTTGACCTGCACCCAGAAGTTGCGACCTCTAGCTCCCTTGGTTTGGAATGTTGCGGCTAACTTTGGATTAGCCTTCTCGAACTCCTCCGCCCTTGCATCGCTATCTACGTCAATGGAACACAGATTGGATGATGCCTTGCCCATCAGCACGCCTATGTTTGATGCCAGCAACTTCTGAATATACTCGGTGCGGAGGGTTTCCTCGTACGCAATGTTCTGCCACCCAACTTGCACTGGACCCTTCATTCCTTTCGGAACAAGTAGGAATACTGGTTTGCCCAAACGACAGCGTAAAGCTGTCAACATTTCTTCATTCATATCACGATTTACCTTTCTGCTTATTTGTTTTGTATCACGATGTTCAACCACTGCAAGTGGTATCTGCTTTTACTTATTAAAATTTATGCCCCTTTGTTTCAAGTGGTAATCGTGATTACCAGCCGCAAGATCTCCTTGCGTACCATTCGGGACATTGTATTCATAAAATTCAAACTGGCTCTGATTCAAGGGGTAGACACACTGAGGAAACGCCCGATGCAAGATCTCCTTGCATACCACAACGCCAGTTAGTTATTTGTTTTATAACTCAATCGCCTTTTGCGATGCAAGCACAATATCTTCAGCAGTAATATTCCGCAGAGCATTGCACCAGTATTGTGTCTTAGGAGTCTTGTTGGTCGCATCCTTACACTTAGCCTGGGGCAACCCAGCGTGCGGACGGCAAGGTGCGTGTGGGCAGGTATCGGGTTTGAATATCGATACGTTCTTAGGGTAGAAGGAAACTCGATCTTTTGGATCGTAGCTGCCCCACAGCGACACACACGGCGTATCCAATCCAGCAGCCATGTGGTTGACTGAGCTATCTGGCGCGACAACAAAGTCAGCCCCGCTGATAATCGGGAACAGCGAGCGTACAGCCTTAGTGCAGTTGAATAGATCAATCACTCGCGGATGATCCACCTTAAAGTTGTTTGAGTTATCCAGCCCAATGATGACAGCGTGATGTTTTGGGTAGGCTTCCAGCAACGCCAGCACCGCTTCCTGCCCCATCGTCGGCGGGTAGGTGCGGGTCGGACCAGAACTGCTAACGTGGTAAGCAAAGAACGGACTAGGCAACGGCCACTTGCCCATCGCCTTCAACTCTTCGTGATCTGGCTCGATGAGATGTAGGACTGGCTTACAATACTTCGCCATAGTCTTTTCATCCCATACACCCATCCACTCGTAGATCCTCTGGTAGCAGTTACCACCGCCAGTGCCTAGCTTGGTGTTGCCAACCTGCCCGCTGAACAGATCATCCGTGACCAAGTGCGCATCAAAACTTTCCCATGCTTCGAGCGATGCAGGCAACGGCCACAGCTTTGCACCCAGCCCAGCGTAGAGAGGCAGGTTGCGAGCAGGAGCGTATACCTCCACAACCCCACCCGACTCTTGCACCAAGTAGTTGACGAAAGCAGTAGCAATGATCGCGTCACCAATTGCCCCAGCGCGGTAAACGGCTGTTGCACCACCAGCAGCACGCCCCTTGTAGTACGGCTTGATCTTGTGTGGGCAAGGGATTGAATCGTCCCAGGTTGGTCCAGTTAGCTCATCGGGCAACACATAGGTAGTGCGTGGGTAGAGCATATTGTCATCGACTTTGTGAATTGCGTTTGTGTTATTTGTCCATAGTTTCATTTGTTATCCTCCATTATTTTGTTGATACATCTGATAATTTCTGACGCGACTTGCGGGACGATGGAATTTCCGACTCCTTTAATTCTGTCCACCCTATTGGGTATCCCATTAGCCATTCGCAAAACTCTGGAGTCATCTCTAAACGCATCCCTCTCTTTGCTCGTCCCTCCAAATACTCCGTCCTCGCCACTGCGTTCTCTATCGTGTCCCAAGCTCTGTGACCAGTTTCTACTCGCTTCCAATTTACATTCTTCCATCTTGATGCCGCAACGGTGGGCCATAATCCAGACCCTATCCCTCTTGTGGTTGGCTCTGACGCTACAAGCTGGAATAATGATCGGTTCGACTTCGTAACCTTCACCCTCCAAGTCAGCGCATACTTGGTCGAGTGCCAAGTTGAGGATGCCAACAACATTCTCACCAATGATCCAAGTGGGCCTTGCCTCTTGTATAACGCGCAACATTTCAGGCCAGAGGTAACGGACATCTTCCTTTCCCTTTCTGTGGGATCGCATTGCGACTGAGAATGGTTGGCATGGAAACCCACCTGTGAGAAGAGTGACTCCTGCGTATAGCTCGCCTCGTACTTCGCGGATGTCTTTGTGGCACGGGACTTCTGGCCAATGCTTTTTGAGGACGGCTTGGGCGTAGGGTTCGTTGTCACAGAAGCCAACGGTTCTATATCCATTCCACTTTGCTGCCAAGGCAAATCCTCCGATCCCGCTAAATAAGTCGAGGTGGGTTTTTTCATTCATCCCCCGCTACCTCTTTGCACACCAAGCTGGCTGCATCCACCATCGTTATGATCTGGATCATGTCTATCGCGTGTCCGTGAGTTGCTCGGTTACGCTCTAGGACAAGCTTCTCCCTGGCGATGGCAAGCATATCCCTCGCCCACTTCAATCTGTTCTTGGCCTCTACATTCATTGTGTATCCCTTTCTTTAATGTCGTAGTAAAACGAATCTGTATCCTCTGTCACCCACTTGTCACTCTGATTCTCTACGGATGGCAGGTCGGTATCAACCCGAAACTGCTTTAGGTTATCGGGTAACTTCTTTGTAACCCAATTCGAGTCGCGCCAGAAGATGCGGTTGTTAGGCATACAGAGTAAGTAGCCATCGTCACCAGCGAAGACGTGACCGCACTTGTAGTCGGACGGCTCATCGCTGTAGGGATTGTTGAACCAGTCAACAGTAAACAAGTAAGTACCCCAAACCTTGGTCGCATCTCGCAGCAGTATCTGCGCGCGATGGTAGGCTAGGAAGCTGTACTCGGTTACGGCCACGTTCTCGCTGAAGCAATCCCAGAGTTGCTTGTAGTTAAATGGGATGTCGGCCTCTGGTTCGTGAATGTATATATCAGATATAGGTACTCGACTCCGCAGCATTCCAGAGTCAGTCATAACGTGGAAGGTTAGGATTGCCCCAGCGCAAGACTGCAAGGCAAACACATAGACGTTATAGAACTCCTTGTCCGCCTCGTTCTTGGTGAAAAACGACTTCCTCACCATAGCCTTGAAGCTAGGGATGTTCTCGTTGAGCGTTGCCATTATCGCCAGCTAGGTCCAGTCAACCAGGCCACCAACACCCAGCGCGCACCCCAGATAGGCGCACGCGCACGATGCTCTAGGTAGGATGGAAACCAGCAGCCTGCTCCTTGCTCGCGAATAAACTTTGCGTTCTCGATGTCGGCCTTAACCTGCAAGCCACCGCCTAGGTACTCGCTTGGGTCAGACAGATTGACCACCGCAGTAAGCTTTCGATCCGATCCAGTAAACGTATCGTAGTGCCACCAGAACTGCTGGAGTGGATTGTACTTGAGGATCTGCAACTGCTGCATACCAGTAACATCAAACCTCCAATGCTCCGCGTTAATGGAGCTAGTCAACTCCTCCATAATGTTATAGATCCAGTTATTATGCTTGGCGTAAGGAATCCAGCACGAAGAGCAACTCCTAGCAAACGACCTTCGTGTAGTGCCATCCTTCTTCATCACGGTTGCGCGCTTCATCCCAACCACTTCTGCATCCTGTCGTAGCATCATGCACTGCGCTGGAGTTAGGACATAGCGATCTACGGCTGCTGTTAATACCTTCTGCTTAAACTCGTTCATTTGAGTTCCTCAATCATTTCCAACAACGCCTTGTTGAGGGCGTAGGTGAAGCAAGCAACCTTGTCCTTGGCGATGTGTTGACGGCCAGCTTCGGCTAGAGCCTCGTAAAGATCATCGTCTACATCGACAAAAATCTTGACGGCCTCGTACTCCTCAACCTTGACCAGCTTAATACCCTTGCCTTTTCTTTTCCTCATAGATCCAGTTCCTTTTTTATGTAGTCAATCAATTTGAAGATGATGTACAACGCACAATAGATTGCCGACAAAGTCAGCGAACTGTAAAGCACAAACCAACCGATAACCCAAGCGATGTCAGCAATCTCAACTAGGCAGAACATAGTCGTTTTCCTTTAGCTTCCGTAACAGCGTTCTATTATCTATCTGCACCCCGCTGGCTCTGCACCACCAGGAGACAACGCCCGTCTTAAAGTCGCGCAGTAACTTCTGTACCTCATGCGAGTTCTTATACTCCAGTGCATCGTTGAGTGGCACGCCAGTGTGATCCTTGACAATCTTCATGCCCTTAACCATCCCTCGCTTGCGTAGCATCCGTAGGTCGCGGATAGCCTGGAGCGCAACCTCACCAGCCAACTGCTGCACCCTGTCATCGTAATCACCGCGACATAGCTGGGTTGATCTCAACGGCCTAGCTCCACCAGTTTCGCTTCGTCAGCTTGGATCTGGTTAGCCAACTTAACCAGATCGTTTGATTGCCCAGCGTAATGAATAATCATCGCGTCCATGTAGCGGTCCAATCCAAAATGTGACTCCACGCTGGTCATGCAATTGAAGGACGGGTCAAGCTCGGTCAGCGGGATGTTCCATAGGTGCGCCATCACGTTGAGCCAGGTCTGCTCGGCAAAGTGGTTAGGGTGTAGGCCAATGGGTGGCATAGATAAGATACCAACGGCCTTGGTATGAACTACGAACACGCCAGTGTTGACGTAAAATTTAGGCTCGATCATCCCGCCAAAAGCTCCAGCCAGCTTCACCATCTCTGGCTTGCGATCTAGGTATGCTCCCTCGTCAAAGGCACAGAATACCCCAGCGTCCTCGGATAGCTTGGGGCAATCGGCTGCAATCAGAACATCAGCGTCAACGAATGTCACTTGGTCATAGCCCTTGGTAGCCATAATGTTTCCAATCGCTGACTTGGAGTATTGGGCTGGGTGAGTGAGTGGCTTGTCGATCAGAATGAAGTCAGTGCTGTGACGCTTGCAGTACGCCTCCATGCGCGGCCTAGTCAGATCAATAATCTTCTGCCAATTTTCACCGAACGATTGAGTTACTAATGCTTGTTTCATTTTTTTAATTGATGTGCCAATGATTTTTGGATTACATATTCAATCACGGCTTCTTTGTCCTTTTTCAACAACTCTAATCCAGCCTTAAACAAGCCTGCTCCAGTCTTGTTATCGTAAAACACATCGACAAGAACTGCTTTTGGGGCTGGTCTTGCTTTGCCAAATTTTATCATTCCTATTTTCATTTTACGTTCTTCCATATTTTGCCGTGTTCATCCAGTTCGGATGACCAGATCATCATCTTGTTGTAGATGCTGTAGGCGTAGCCAAACCTCATCAGCGTGAGGCTAATCAGATCACCGATCTGATAACAGATCCAAGACAAAGCCAACTTCATTTGCCAGCGTCAAAATCTTCTGTTGCCTGAATGGATAAAAGATCATCAGCCTTTTCCAGCAATTCCTTGCTTGGGTTCTTTATGTCCTCGGTAGCAGTTGAGATTTCAATCTTTGACATAGTCACATTGTTGACCACCTCGGCAAAGCAATGTTCTCTGTAGCCAACTGGACCAATATCCTCGGTGATAGTATCAATCTCTGCATTGCCATACGCAGTGTACTTTTCTCCGTTAAACTCAAAATCAACACTTACATCTTCCATAATCATAGTCTTGTTACCTCTTTCTTTATTTGCGCTAACACGAAGAGCGACCTTACCAGCGCACGTTCAAGATGGTCAATACTTGTTTCGCCGTTGTTGTCAGGGCAAGGCGTGGACTTGTGCAGTTGCATCTGCGCTGTAGCAAGGTGGCGAATAGCTCTAGCAATATGGTAATCATGGGTTGGCCTATCCTTCTCCAGCCAATCTCCGTAGGCTGACTTGTCTGACCCCTTACCCATAACACGCCACACAATCTCTTGCGCAGCGTTGCCCATTTCTTGAATCGTTGGTGCGGTCATACTCCGCACATTCCTTCCTCGCATTTGGTATGGTTTGCCCCAAATAAATCAAGCTGATTCTTATCAAGACCATCATTAAATTCTATTTCACCCAATGGCTTGCACGATTTGTGCAAATATGGAATAGACTTGTACTTTGGATTTTCTTTTGCTTTTTGCATTTTCATCTCAAAATCTATTGCCTCTTTAAAGGCTTCTGGCTCTTGGTTCTTTAGTCTTAGCCATTCTGCATCCGAATGAAAAGGACAATAAACACAAGATGACCTGGGCGGAGTTTGGTATCCATTTTTATTCATCCACAAAATACAATCATCCCTATTCATCTTCATTTCAATAAGCGGCCACCTAGACTGCATCCATTTATCCCTAGATGGCTTGCAACGATGCCACTCATCCCAAGAAATTCCTATGTATTGTGTAACCGAAATTGTTTTCTGGCCTCGCTTTATAGCGCACAATTCCCTCAGTTTCTTTACTATTGGCTTTATTTTGTATTCAGAAGTGCAAGACCTGTATCCTATTTTACCAACTGTGCCATCCTCGCCGTGCGAAAATAATGGTATGCTAGTTGTTGAAAACTTCCTCCCATCGCTTGTTACCCTCATCTTAAGTGCGCTATCTGATAGCTTGCCCCTAGTTACAATATGAACCTCAAATGGTAGAATTGTTTTAAGATAATAAAGCCACTTGTACACGCTTTCTGGCTCGTCTTGCGTATCAGCAAATATTGCAAAATCTGGCATAGGAGTAATCTCGCCTTTTGCCAACATCAATGCCATACAAGAAGACTGAACACCAGCACCTAGCGAAATAATATTATATTTTGTTTTGGTGCTTGGTGCAATCAATGGATTCATTTGGCAAGACTCCAATAAACTTGGTCCAGCAATTCCTCCAGCCACAGCACGTCAGCAGGGTCGATCATAGCTTCATCCCAGGAGGTGTGTATCCCTTCACCCAAGCCCATACTTTCTGCATCGCGCAGAAGGCAATACCGGCTTGGTAGAGTTCGTCTTCGTCCCACACCTTCGTTGTCAGCTTGGTAGCATCATTTGACGCTAGGACCACCGACACGCAGGCGCATTTGGGATTCTCGCTTGCGGCTCGGTATGCCCAAAGCTGGGCGCAATCGGTATCGTAGAAAGGATCGTACTTGGGGTTAACTTTACGATTCTTTAGGTCGATGATAGCGTCACCAATACCGCGTAGCTTGACGTAGGCATCACACCTTCCCGCATAGCCTGCGCCGACAAGACCCTTTTCGCACCAGTAGGTTTTCTCGACATTCTTTTCTGCCCACTCGCTGAATGTTTTGATGTATGGAGCAAGTGTTTCA